AAAATGAAGGTACTTAACTTCTGGATCTTTATTTTCATAAGGATGTAAACCAAAGACAGTGATTAAATTAGTTTCACTGTCTTTGATACTAATCAAAAGAATTTCCTGATCAGCAGATTCTACATCGGGAAATCCATTTTCGGCAGCAGTTTCAATGTCAATTGTAAAGATACGGATTTTACTCGTATCATATTTCATTTCATCTTCAGGCCAATTTTCATAAATGTATTGATTAATAAATCTTGTTTGACCATAGATTTTAAAATCATCAATATCTTTATGTTCTTCTATGAATTTTTTGGCGTCACTAATGCTGCCCTGTTGAACAGGTCTAACATATTTTCCATCCAAAGTTTTCCATTCTTCCTTCTTTGCTGAGGGAAGAAACATAGTAGGGTTGAATTTTATTTTATCTTGAAATTTATTTCCGTGATTGTATCCACGGACTAAAATTGAATTACCTGATTGTTCAACACTAGTATAAAACTTCATTCCTGTTCCTTCATAATTAAAGTATAATAATAATCTGTAAGTTCTTTATTTGGTTTACACATTACAGATATTTCAGATGATCGAATAGCAATTTCTCTTTCATCTGTCCACTGTGGAAACTTAATAGGATTCAAATAATTTTCTCCTATAATTTCGTAAGCATTATGTATCTCACAATCTGGACCTCCAGGATATAATTCCCAGCTTTCTTCTGCTTGTTCAACTACAGCAATGATCCATGAGTTACCAAACTTAAGTAGTGATGGTTCATTTGTTTTCATAAACAGTCTCTTCTTCCTCTGATTCTTCGTTAGATACTTCTTTTTCAAGTTCTCTTGCTTTTTCTTGAGCTTCTACTTTAGCATAGTATGCTTGCTCCAGATTCAAATCTGGACTTCCAATACACATAACTACATCATAAGGAATACGGAATGTAGTATCAATAGAATACGGACACCATCTACTAAATTTAACTTTTACATCACCTTCTTCTTCATACATTTCAAGCAGGAAAGGATTCACCAAAGCAAGACCTAGTGGTTTAGACTCAACATCTTCACCATCTTCTGGTTTACCAAAAACTTCTTCAAGAACAGTAATGATACGTTCTCCATTTTTCATTGTAACAATAGTTGCTTTCATTCAGATTCTTCTCCAGATTTAAGTTCGGCAGTTTCGTTAATTGCATATCCTGGAACTACTAGTTCCAAATATTTTTGTTTGATTTCATCTTTAGGTTCCGATAGTGTAACTACAAAGTCAAAGGGAACTCTAAAGGCAAGACTTTTTGAGAAAGGAGACCACGGAGATAGTTTAATTTGTAATGGTTCTGCTCCAAATGATACAGTCATTGGAACTTCCAACATAAAACAATATGGATCTCCTTCTTTCGTAGTTAATTCAGTAAGAGCAGCTATAATGTGCTGTCCATTTTTTAAATATAAAAGAGTTATATTTTCGTATTGTTCGCTCATGTCAAACCTCAACTACTACCCAGTATAGCATGAAAAATAAAAAAGGGCAAGAGGCTGATTCTGACCAGCCCTTGCCCAGCGGCGACGATACTATCTATTTATCCTTCTGTTAGAAGTTGTTGTTTTCCAGATCCAATAGTATACATTGTTTTTTTCTGATGCTCTGGAATGATCTTCTCCAATGAGATTGATAATAGACCATCAGCAAAGTCTACAGAGGATACTTTGACATCATCGGCTAATTGCCAAGAATTTGTGAATGAACGTTTAGATAATCCTTTGTGTAAATATGTTCGTTCAGTATCTCGTTTTTCAACTTTAGAGGCAACTCGGAGAATGTTCTGTTCAGTAGATACTTCGATCTCCTCTGCCTTAAATCCTGCCAAAGCAATTTCGATTTCGTAATTAGATCCATCGTGTTTGATTAAATTGTAGGGTGGATAACTGGTATTATGTCCAGACATTGCCTCTAAACGATGAAATACATCGTCTAGACCTACTGAAAATGGGGAATAGATATCCCAGGTATATTTAGTTGACATTGGTTTCTCCTTGAATAAGCGAGTTTAATTAGGATCTCATGTGAGCATCCGTAGTGTATGGGGGGTGAATTCACCTCTCACCCATCGTTATTATATATCACAAGGCAATAAAAAAGGGAGTGTGGAACTCCCTACTTTTTTATACGGTCATCAGTATAGTCCATTTTTTAACTTTTCTATAATAATCTAAATGACCTTTTCCCCATGGTATGGTTAACCATATAACTTCACCATCATCAGTAAGGAATTGTACTGTGACAGTTTTCATGTGATCTTACTTTTTAACTCTACCAATATTATATTTGCTCTCTAAAGTCCACTGATCTTTTTCTTTAAAAGACAGGACTTTAATTTGAACTAGAGGAGCAACGTCTTCAATTTTTTCGGAATCAATTACAATAATCAATCCCCAATCAGAAAGAAGTTGTATAATTCTATTTCTACGTTGTACATCATTCAAAGTAAGATTAGTATTCTTACCATCTAAAGCAAATAACTCTTTAAAATGAACGATGTAATACTTACCTTGCTTATGTAAAATATGACAAGACTGGTATAATTTATTATCTTTTTTTGAAGCAACTCCAATTCTAGTTAGAGTTTCTCTCACCTTTAAAAAATCGTCTGGTTGTGCCAGTGACACTTCAACCATATCCGATTGTTTCCATTGTAATTCAATATCTGTTGTCATTTAGATCCACCTTTATACAATCTTCTTTTAATGTCTTGAATTTGATCTTTGTTTAGAATCTTCAGTGCTTCAAGAGCTTTGTCACGATTGTAACCATAATACTCTTTAACAATCTCAAGATCTTCTAAGGTTTGATTTTTAACCCAAGGACTAAATCTTTTCCTAGGTTTCAAAGTATTTATAAGAAAATCATATTGAAGTCTATTGTCCAAATGATTGTTAATGTTTAACTGATTAGCATACATTACAGCATCTATATGCCCAGACAAACATTTGTTAATGATGAAAGCAGGATAGCAACGTTCGGCATTGCTATCCCCAATCATAATATTCTTTTTTGATTGATTAATAGATGTTAAATATTGACTTAGATTATATGTCATGTAAAGAATGCTGTTACGCTAACTACTTTTGCTTTTGGATTCCGAGCAAGTGCTGTTTCTTTAGCATCTTGATAATTTGCTGCTTCGACAATCTCATCAAAGACACGACCAGCAACGTACAGTTGGACTTTAACTTTCATAATTAATAAGGACGAGTTCCTTTCGTTGTGCTTGATCCATTGTATACGATCCAGTGGACCTCATGGTGTAGGTGTGTGCAAATTCCTTAACTGTCCACTGCTTGAACCGCTCCTTGACCAAGTTGGAATTGTTGTAAGAAATTAATTGACTACACTTAAAATTGTCACAGCAATTAGCAAACATATCGTGATCAAATCCTTTGTGCATTGATCCTCGATTGCCATAGAGATTATCCTTAATGTCATAAGGAGGATCAAGATAAACAAATACGGACTTATCATCTACCAATAACTGCTCATAAGAATAGCTAGTAATTTTCCAATTCTTAATTAGTTTGGAATATTCTGGAAGTCTTTCAATACCAGACACAGAAAAATTACTAATGCTTGCTTGCTCAGAGAAAGAAGAGGATTCAGTCAGTCCAGAGAAAGAACATTTGTTTACGACATAAAAACGAACAGCACGTTCAAATGGACCAGTTGCTGGGTCATTCAAAATATCTTTTGAAATTTTAAACAACTCTCTAGCCGCTTCTGGAGTATCATCAGTGTTTTTAAACTGAAGAAGATGATCTCTCAGTTGTTCAGGAAACCCCTGAAGAGTGGTCCAAAAATCGTAAAGAGGACTATACAGATCATTGACCCACACAGGCAGATCAGGATACCTCTTAGATACCTCTAGGGCAACGCTACCGCCCCCTAGAAAGGGTTCCCGATACTCCTGATACCCACTTAGGTCTGGGAAGTACTGGAACAGCTTAGAGACTGCTCTGGACTTGCCTCCTGGATACCTGAGAGGGGTCTTCAACGATTTCATAGTCTTGGTCATGGTACTTCAAGTATTCACGAAAGGTCATTTTCATTTCTTTATGCGTCATACCACAATGGGCAGCAGCATTAGGTAAGTTCATTGTAGCACGAAACAAAGCTTCGTTTGCTTCCTTTACATTTTGTGGTGTGGTTTTAACCATTCTATTTAAATTCACAACTAATCATAATTTCAGTCAGACAAGCAAGAATGTTAATCTCATGATCGGCAACAAATTCAGATTGATATTGATACTTGGCAATAATCAATATCAACTCAGGAACACTCTTGTTAAGAAGTTGTTGACTTAGAGAATCATACAACTTCCTAAAAATTCTATGTGGTTCTTGATTAAGATTATCCACAACCCACTTCTGTACATTGGTGTACTCTTTCTTTTTCAAGCACTCAGTAAGTTGTACAATTGAAATGTCAGATGTCTCGTTAAGAATAACAGGAGACAATTCTCCGTTAGAAGAATATCGTTGGCATTCATTCAACAACCTACGCCAGTCTGGATAATAATGACGTACTGCTTTTGCTAAAATTTTAGCATCGGAACTAATGTTCTCAGTTTTGAGAATCTCACTAAGTCTTCCGAAGAATTGTGCTTGTAGTTTACGTTCATCATCAGGAGAAATTCGGAACTCTACAAATGTACATCTAGAATGAATTGCTTCCAGAATTTTATTTGGATAGTTACAAGTAAAGATGAACCTACAATTTGTATGATACTCTTCAATAAATGTCCTAAGAGATTTCTGAACATCTTGTGTAGTGTTATCTGCTTCGTCAATAATAACGACTTTATGACTGGCACTAGATGCTAGTGAAACTGTAGTAGCAAACTTTTTAACTTTATTCCTAATAGTATCAAGGAATCGTCCTTCATCAGATCCGTTAATAATAATGTAAGAGGCATTAAGTTCATTACACAAAGCTTTGGCAAGAGTTGTTTTGCCTACTCCAGAAGTGCCAGCAAACATAAGATTTGGAATCTGTCCCTGTTCCACAAACGAGGTAAAGGTTTGCTTTACCTCATCAGGTAAAATACATTCATTGATTGTTTGTGGACGGTA